AGGAGAAACCAATCCTATCCCATAAGCCAGCGAATCCCTAAACATGGTATGAAGATCCAATCCCACTTTGGTCTTATTACAATGGAGATCAATAACCTTTTCCATCAGAATAGACCCAATTACATCTTCCGGCCCAACCCCTTCATACCGAAAGATAGGATCTTGGTAAAATGCCGCAACCAAGTACGCCTGAATCGTTTCCATAATAGCATAAGTGTTTGGAAATACTATTGAAACCGGCTTACGATAATCATTATAAATTACTTCTTCTTCCTTATCATCCAATTCTATATAAGCCGTAAGCGTTCGATCTATCTCATTCCAGGATTCATATCTATTTGAAATATTCCCAGCTGCTTCTTGGGCGTATTTCATTACCCTGTTTACAATATCCTTATGAAGATCCTCTTTTGGATCAAGATTCAACCCGAAGGGATAATCATATTCAAATTCTTTTCCGACAAATGTCGAAGTATTTCCAAATGCTTCATTTCCACGAATTATGTTAGGCATTTTGATCCTTAATTAATCTTTAATTTAGCTTTATCTTTAATATAACGGCCTCCAATAAACAGTAACATCAACACCTGCACCAGCATCATCAGACTCAGTAATTCTCCAATACTCACCGGCCATGACTGCGCCAAAAAGTGATGCCCATTCTATATAAACGGTTCCAACATCATTTACACTACATCTTGCTCTAGGAGTTGTTGGAGGATTAGATCCGTCTATCATAAGTTGTGCGCCACCCCTGTCACCGGGATTAGGTGCTGTCACATAAGCATGCACAAATCCATCTGTAGGTGCTAGATAAACTGTACCGGGGTTCTTAGATTCCCATACTCCAAATTGGTAAGATCTTTCTTGCACTGTATTCCCAAAATTTTTAGCTATTATCTTTGTGGTTGTCGTTGAATTATCACTAATGCCCCCTGTAACATTAGTAAGAAAATTACTTCCTGTAACAATAAAATCGTCACAACCAGCTCCAATATATAGTCCATATCCTTGCGAATTGTCTCTTCCCGCCACCTGCCCAGACCGCACACCGTTTACTTGCCATTCGTCATTGTCGTTCATTACAATACCGTGCGCGGTTCCAGATGGCGATTGCTGAGAGTTACCAGTAAATAGTCCTCCATTAATCTGTACATCAACGGCGTTGGATACTTCTATTCCATGCCCGCCGTTGTTCACAACACGCGGATTTACAAAATAAACTCCATCTATTCCAGCGTTTGAAAGACCTATACCACGTCCATTTATTGTAGCAACTACTCCACCAACCCCAGCGCCATTTGAAGCAAACCAACAAGAATTAAAATTTAACCCATAAACATTACCGCTATTCGGATCAATTTGTAATCCCTTTAAATCATTAGAATCAGCTAAAACATTGTGCATATTGATCCATGCGACATCTTCACCAGCGTTCGGTCTAATACGAATTCCATAATAAAATTCAACCGCTTCTATATCGGAGAACCAACTTCCACCATTTTCCTGAATATATATCCCTGTTGCGCCAGAATCGTTAGAATGATCTCCTCTAAGCCATAGCTTGCTAAAATAATTATCGTTACCCCCATCAAGGTGAATTGCTTTAAATGGCCCTGGTATTTCAAGAGATGAGTTCGTCAATGTCCACAATGTCGTATTAAAATATATCCCGTGACCTAGATCGTAACCGCCGTGTAACCCGATTTGTAAATTATCGATAAGCCCACCTGACATATTTGCTGTAATGTGAATTATATAGCCAGCTGTTCTGTTTCCGGTGCTATACAGCGTTAAATCACGTATTCCACCATGGCTATAAACCGCGCTGCCCCTTGAAATAGTGATTACGTTATTCGTGGTATCTGTTGTTAGGAGTTTTGTCCCAGCCCTTCCCTGCCCTTGAAGCATCACACCTGGGTCATCAATAGTTAATGTAGTAAATTGATAACTTCCACGACCAAAAAGCACAATACCACCGCCAGCAGCCTCAGCAGCATTTATTGCATTCTGAAAAGCAGTTGTATTCGTAGCAGCGGATGCACCGGTTCCTGCACCATAATCTTCAACATCAAAGACGTATTTATCGCTAGAGCTTAAGGAATTAATTTTATCATAAACAGCATTTTTACTTGGAGCCACTGTTGTAACTCCATTCCATCCAGCTCCATATGCAGCATCACTGACACTAGCAGCAGCCCCAGCAGCAATGCCACTTTCTATATCATCTCTTCTCATAAGATGACCAGCATTAACTCCAGAAACACCTATCTTTATTGAACCTTCGGCCAAAAGTGCTTGAAGATTCTCACCACTCAATGTCCCACCTTCAGCACCAGCAGTGCCACTATCATCATAATAGAATGGCCCACTGTCGCCAATATAATAAAGCCTTTCAGTCATCTTTACACCATTGCAAATCGTTGTTTTTGATCTTCAAAATCTTCTTCCAAAAGTTCCTTAAACTCATCATCATTATCTTCTGGCCCAAAATCTTCGGGATCAAAGTAATAAGCGAATTCGTCCATCAGTTTAATAAGATGACTTAATCCGTCCATGCAATCCCAAAGCTTTGAACGCGGAAACATTGTTAGCTGGCTTTCTAGCTTTGCACAAGCTGCTTTGTTGTGATAGATATAACCCATCTTATAATATGGTGCAAGCTGTGCAACCCTCTCTGGTTTCTTAGATCCGCTGGCACTTATGCTATAATAAATTGGAACTGTAGAACCAGCCTTAATTCTTGTTCTCAATATATTTTCAATAGGTTGGGAGATCCATCTATCTAACCCGGTCGTTTCAACTCCAAGCACCAGTGAGCGAAATATCTGAACTTGCTCAAACATTCCGTTAATAAGCTCATCAGGTTCCATCTTACCAGCAATTATACTTCGCACAAAAAGCCTTCGACTCTGCCGATGTATTCCAACAGTTACTATTGCACTATCAGCACTGGATAGTTTCACTGTCTTTGCCGGATCAACTATCGTTATATTCGTTACTTCACGAAGTGGTATTCGTTCTTGTTCATTTGGCGTATCATATACAACCAGATGCCCATTTCCCTCAACATAATATTTAAAATACTCCGGCTTAAAAACTGCGTCCTCCGTTGAAATGGGAAGATTCCTATATTCCCTATAAAAAACATCTAGCATCCCATTTTCTCTGTGAGCTTCATGTTCTTTCTTTATATTTTCATCTGAGATAAACTCGGGCGCATTAGATTTAAGATCATCATCACAAAGCTCCAGCCGAATACTTTCCCAATCACTAGAATCTAACAGCTTTTGAAGCAATGCATCTTCGTGTTTTAACGTGTCAATATAGATGATTCGCCAATTCTTATCAATCCAGCTAACCGCCTTGATGAAATCACCAAAGAACCTTACTTTAAGTTTCCCTCTAAGTTCATCATTAAGCACTTCTTCCGAATCTTCGAAGTCATCAAATATAAAGAAATCTGGTCGAGCATTATGAAACAACACGCCACGAATCTGCTGATTACTTCCTCTAGGATATACCAGCGTTCCATGCGAATCATCTTGAAATCTAGCCACCCAAGATTTCTTTGAAAACGTCTTATCCACAATTTCGCCAGACGTAGTTCTTACTAGACCGAACAATTGCCGTATGAGAGTATTCGATGCAAGCTCTATTTTTAAATTTTCAGTTTGTAGCAAACTACTATCAAAACTTTTACTTACATATGGCAGAAACTTACTATCTTGAAAAAGAATTTTCTTGGCTGAAAGTGCAAGTCCAACCATCGAAGTTTTGCCAATTCCACGGGGAGCAGCTATCGCCACTTTTGGCGCATCTGAGTCAATAAGATCAAAGATCTGATCATGAAGCTGTGAAAAAGGAGCATAAAACCGTTCAGGAAAGAACACCTTGGCAAAAATCTTGGTCGAACGATAGCTTTCAACCAAAACGTCTTGGAGTTCAGAATCCTTCGTCATATTTTTAGGATTAAAATCTTCCACAATCACGACCAATTATTAGCTATTTCCGTGGTATA